AACGAACTTTATAGCGTAATTTCGTATTTGATTTTCGCAATAGTGTGTATTCTTCCAATTACAGGCGCATTCAACAAAAACTCGTTAGTTGATGAATCGACTGTTGAGTTGTTAACACTTAGCCTTGTGTGTTATGCCGTTGGGGTTATTTTTTATACTATCGACTCAAAAAAATGGGCTCATACAATTTGGCACATGTTAGTTGTGCTTGCGTATGGGCTATGTCTTGCGACTCTTGTATCGACTTTTTAATTGCCTACTCATCGGTAGTTGCAACTGTTTGCATCGCCTCAAGATTTTTTTCAAAAACTTCCATGTAATCTGGGTTTGGCACTAAGCTTCCATCCTGAACAACGCATTCTAAAGTTCGCAGCTGATCAGAAACGTCAGTTCCTGTCAAAATGCCAAGCTGTATCAGCCTTACTATCTGTGCTATTGTTGTATCGTTTAATTTTAAAACCTGATTAGACATTTAGTTCTCCTTGTCTTTCTTTTGACCAATGTGTCGTACGACCATCTGGTGTTTTGATTTTTGTAACTTCATTACCGTCTGCATCGATTTTTCTATTATAACAGAGAAATCTATCAGTGTATTTGCCTTTGTAGCCTGAAAAATCTGTGTGCGTTAAGAATGTTGCGCCACCATGTTCATAAGATGATTTGAGCACACATTCTATTGCTTCTTTCAATTCTAAAAGCCTGTAATCCTCGAGATCGCCAACCGCACAATTTGGGTTTATTCTTGCAATCCACAGTGCCTCTGCCTTAACATAGTTTCCAACACCAGCGAGCACTGATTGGTTCATTATAACTTTGCATATGTTTTTCGAATCATGCTTTCGTAGCTTACTAATGAATTGTTTATTAGAAACGTTTTGCGATAATAGGTCTAATCCAAGGCTGTTTAGTTTATCAATTAAGGCTTTCTTTCCATAAACAAACTTCAGCGTACCAAAATTTCTAATGTCGTTGTAGTAGATCTTATTCGAGTCACGAACAGAAAAACAGAACCGTGAGTGTTTTGTTTCATTCTTTGACCACACTCCAGTCATTCCCAATGTGCTCCAAAGATTCCATCCATTGTTAAACATAAAATATATGAACTTACCATGACATCCAACTCCAATAGTTTTACATGGCACTACAGATTTAAAGTCTTCGAATCCTACCAGTTCATTGCGAGTGTACCTACCGCTTAAGATTTGTGAATCATTTATAAATTTTTCAGTAAGTATTTTTGATAAAGCAACGGCATTTCTTTTTACCTCAGGCCCTTCTGGCATTTTCTTTCTCCCATAACCAAGCGACATATCTTTTTAAAGAACCGTCTTCAGTGTTAACAGACTTCCATTCTCCAGTACAAAAAACAGAGTAGCATTCGTCAGCATATTTTCCGCATGCATATAACTCTGAAGGCATTTTCCAGTTTTTATTTTCATATTGATGTGAAAACTTTTTCAGAGAACTTGCTCTTCTATTGTAGAGGCCAAGAGGCTGTAACATTTTTGCCAACGTTGACACATCTGCATTTGCTAAAGCGACAGGAGTTGGATATTTTTCGAAAAGTTGCTTATAAACTTTGTCAACCTGTTTACGGGATGTTTGATTGTGCAGTATACATGCAACCAATATTTTCCATGGATCAGGCCAAAGATCTTCTTGTAGCATGCCAATTGGAGATTTAGGTGGCTTCCATTTCTTTTTCATGACATAATTGTAACATGAAAAACGTGTATCTACACAGATCTGTTACTAGAATATGCTGCGACGGCATATGGCCATAAACTTTGCGCTATTTCTAAGCACGCGTTTGCAACTCTTTGGATTTCCCACTGCGCACCCGCGTGGGTTCTTAGATCAATAAACTTCATGAGATTTGAAAGATTTGTTGTGCCGTAATATTCCGTGTAAAGATTTTGTGGCAAAACACCTCTTGCTTGTTCACGACATACGCCTGCATCCAATAAAGCATCAAATAAACGCAACGCATCTTTATGATAAGCGCTGACTACTTTTTTTGCGGTGCCAAAATAGTGACCAGTTGTTTGTCCTTGTCCTACTTCAATTTCTATTTCTGGATTTATTGCATCTTCGTTGCTGGCCTGTCTATTTGATTTATGTTGCGTGCGATAAACACTCGGTTCATAAAATCTGAGATCAGCATCCGTGTATCTTCTGCTTATTTCATTATAAGACCAAGTCCTATGTCTGTGGTGTTGACTACGTATAAAAAGCGGTACAACGAAACGAAAAGTAATTAAGTTGTGCTCGAAGGTCGACGTATGTCTGTGTTTGACAAGGTAATCGATTAACTTTAGATCTTTGCTATCTAGATCTGTTTTATGCTTACCAAACGAAACTCTGGCGCTGTTTACGATTGTTAAATCTGTGCCCATGTGATCGACGTACTCAACACTGCCTATCTGATCACCGTATAACTCTATCTTGTGTTTCATTAGCAACCCTCAGGAAATATTTCAGAATATTCTAGCGCATTATCACCAATTGTTTTATGGTAAATTTTTCCATGGTAATACTTTATTTTGAGAAACTCAGGCGGCTTAAGTCGCATTGGAAACCTCTTAAAATTTTTCCATGTTGCTGTCCATTTTCTTATTAGGACAATCACATCTGAGTGACCGCGATTTAAGCAATTGCTCCAAGCGGTATTAAACCAGTTGCCGTATGTTGAATCTGACCATACAACATAGTCTGGTTTTATTTTGCATAAGTCACCTGACACCGCGCTTGCTTTAAACACACTACCACCTGCAGAGTGACCAAAGAAAGCAACTTTGGGATTTTGCATGCGCTCTTTTCCAGCAGATACAAACAAGTTGTTGATTTTATCGATAGAATCATCGACGAACTTAACTAATGCACCAGGTTTACTAAAACTGCGTGATTGTCTGCCACATCTTGTTTTTGTATTTTTTGACCAATATAGCTCTGGTACAACAAGGGCGTATGAATGCCCTAATAAATCAAGCCTTGCTAGCTGTCGTTCTAACCTTGTTTGAAAAGTTCTTTTACTGTAGCCATTGCATCCATGAAACCAAAATATTACAGTTGTCGCATCTGGTGTTGCACTGTCAGGCAAGAATATGGTTACTTGAGATTTTTTGTTTCTATTTAGCTTATCAGTCTGATAACTTTGTTTATAAGACTTACCGGGGATTTCAAAATCTGTCGCATTGGCGTTATTTGATGCAAATGTTTTTGCTTGCATTGTGACAGCTAACAACACAGCAAATATTAATATTTTTTGCATATCTATTTTTCCTCTAAAAAAGTAAAAGTCGCGATATGCTCCGGATCGTCCCACTTAAAAACGTGCCAATCTACTTCTACCCTTATATTCTTTCCATCAAGTGCAGCTCTGGCTTCGTCGTTTTTTAAAAGTTCGTCAATTGCAATTCTTTTTATTTCATTGACAGTAAACTTTATTTCAGCTATTTTTCTATCATTTGAACTGGACATGATCCTTGAGTACATCGTCTAAGCTGTTTACTATGCTTGAAAGCATCCATGCAGCATCCTGAACTTTCATTTGTGCTAATGGACTAGTTTTTCCATCTAGTGACTCGTACTGTTCACGTGTAAATTCGCGTAGTTTAATTAGCATCTCTACTTCTTTAGTGTTCATTATTCAACCTCTATTTTAACGTCGACTTCAATATTCATTGTTGGAAGTCTAATTTGATTTGCAAGATTATGTTTCTTGGATTCTTCAGCATCTAAAAACCAATCAGCATGCTTTTTCTTGTCAACTATTTTCAAAAAATAATCGTCTTTTTTTCCACAATTTCTCGCCATCATCGTATAAACTTTGTCATTCAAACGATCTGCTTCTTTTGCGCTTGCTTTAAGTTCTTCTACCTTACCCCACTCCATAGAGCTAACATCATGAATCATAAGCGTAGCATTGCGATCCATAAACCTTAATCCCTCCTCTCCACAAGAAAAAAGAATGGCGCCACAAGACATTGCTTTTCCCTCAACTATCGTTGCAACCGGAAGTTCTGCGTCGTTAATCGCAGCGACCATTGCCATAAGTGAATATACTTCACCGCCATAGGAGTCAATCACGACTGGTATAATGTTCTGACCAGTGTTGTGTGCAGCTGCCATTGAATCAATGAATTTCTTTGCAGACTCCTCATTAAATTTATTAACTCTAATGATAATCGGAGATTTTCTCAGCTCAAATTCCTTCACTAATGGCGATACTTTAGACTTAAATTTCATTTATCCACATTTCCCATGGCCGCACGAAGTACACATCACGCAACCCTCTTGATATACTAATGTTCCCTCAGCACCACAGGACTCACACACTGATTGCCCTGGTAAAGTGCCATCTTTTATGTATCCTTTTAGCACGCGAGATATGACTTTTGAAAAAGAGAACATATCCATTTCAGTATCTTTTTGTAGCTGTTCGACTACATAGTTAATAGGCGCGCCGTGACGTAAAGCCAAAGATATCGTTCTTGTAAAACCGGCGTGGTTTGGATTATCAAATACGGACACGATATCTTTTATTAATATTGTATCGCCGTTTTTACCAATGCGTAAATCATATCTTGAGTTTTTCGTTTTGTAGGGGTGCTTTATGATAACACCTTTTTTGTATTTTTTTGGTATTTCAATGTATTTTTGTAAACCGCCAATAACTTCATAAGGCCTTCCATCCATGAGCCCCACTAGAATAGTCCAGGCTTCACCTTTAATCGTTACATGATGTATTGAACAATTTAGCTCGGCAGGCCTGAGCGGGGCACTATGAGATTTAAAGCGCTGTTCATTCTCTGACTTCTCACTAACTAAAACACCAGATCTTGATCCGTCCCTATATACAGTTACACCCTTAAGGCCAGCCTTCCAACCACGCCAGTAAACTTTTTTGACGTCATCTACGGAAACATTATTAGGCAAGTTGATTGTTTTGCTAATTGCATGACAAACCCATTTTTGCGCGGCAGCCTGTAAATCAACAGCTGACTCCCAAACTATTTCGTTGGCAGTTGAACCTGAATATGGACTCTCGGATATTTCTGATTTTCCTGTCTCGTCCATCCATTTCTTAAAGCAGTGATGATAAACATCAAACTCTTGCCAGCGATCACCTAAATCATCGACAAAATCTACTTTTGCGCTAGTGTCATTTGGGTTAATTTTTTTACGTCTCGTATATTTTAACATGAAAGCAGGTTCAATGCCGCTTGTTGTTTGAGTCAGAACTGAAACGCTGCCGCAGGGTGCCGTTGTTGTAATTGCGATGTTGCGACGACCATGTAGTTTGTGAAGTTTCTTTAGCTCAGAATCAGCTTCAAAAAGCCTTTTTATAAACGCGTGATTCTTCTCTTTATCGTAATCATAAACAGGAAAGCTCCCTCTTTCCTTTGCCAAAAGACACGATGATTTATATGCTGAAACAGCTAACTGCTTGTATATGGATTCTGTTTCACTGATGCTGTCTTCTGATCCATATTGCAATCCTAACATTGCTAATGTATCGCCGAGACCAGTAACTCCAAGGCCGGTTCTTCTGCCATTTAGGGCAGCCTTCCTGATTCGTTCCCACAGTTCTAGCTCAACTCTTTTTGTATCATTACTTTCCGGGTCGCTAGTGATTTTATTGACGATTTTATCAACACATTCCAACTCTAGATCAATTAGATCATCCATAAGCCGTTGTGCTTGTGCTGTTTTTTCTGCAAACAACTTGTAATCAAACTTTGCCTCTTTTTTAAATGGGTTGATAACAAAAGAAGTTAAATTCAATAACAGTAATCGACAACTGTCGTACGCGCTCAGAGTGATTTCACTGCAAGGATTTGTGCTAATAGTATGAAAACCATCATCTGCATACGCTTCAGCTGGAGTGTAATTTAAGACATTGTCCCAAAACAGAAGACCAGGTTCAGCAGATGCATGAGCTGACTCTATTATTTGATCCCAAACTTTTTTTGCATCAATCTTCTTATCAACAATTAGCTCCTGCGAACTGTCCACAGGGAATCGCAGTTGATAATCTTCGCCGGCTTCTACGGCCTGCATAAATTCATCTGTAAGCCTAATTGAAATGTTGGCACCAGTTACTTTTTTTAGATCCCGCTTTATTTTTATAAAAGTTTCAATGTCTGGGTGGTGAATCGAAATTGTAAGCATCAACGCTCCGCGGCGACCACCTTGTGCTACTTCACGACACGAATTAGAAAAACGCTCCATGAATACAGCGATTCCATCAGTTGTTTTTGCTGCGTTTGATGTGGATAAACCAGAAGGTCTAATTGTTGAAATATCAAATCCAACGCCTCCGCGACGTTTCATAATTTGCACTTGTTCCTGATCAGCTTTTAATATACCACCGTAGCTGTCTGCGGGTGAGTCAATCACAAAACAGTTAGAAAGAGATTGTATTTGATATGGGTTACCAATACCAGACATGGGCGACCCTTGCGGCACAACATACTTGAAATCACTCAATAGAGAGAATATTTCTTCTTCTGATAATGGGTTTTCGTATTTAGCCTCTATTCTAGCAAACTCTCTGGCCATGCGATGATGCATCTCTTTTGGAGTTGTTTCTACAATTTGTCCTGTGGAATCTGTCAATGCATATTTCGTAACAAAGACGTTTGCAGCTAGCTCGTCTCCGTTAAAATATTCTAATGACTGTTCAAAAGCCTCTTCAAATGTTGCCATGTTATCTCCAATTATTATATCTTAATCTACATATCGTCTAATGTAATCTATTAAAAAAATTTGGATTAGAAAATTAATTTTTTTGTATTTTGCTAACTTCTTTCCATTTGCTTTTCAGTAGATTTTTCATCTGCGTTTCATCTTGCTCTATCGCTTCATTTAAACTCATTGCATTTTCGTCTAACACGATAAACTTGCTTTTTGCAGTATCGATCTTTATCGGAAAGAGTATTCCATCTCTTCCTGCTCTATTTTTTGCAACAAACAAGCGTCCTATGCCTGTCGCCTTTTCTTGTGCTCTTCTAGAAAGAGATATCACAACGTCTGCTACCATTGCTTTACCATACGCCTCAGACATGTTTTCAAGACCTACTATTTCTGAGCTCGCGGATTCCCTGTTTGCCTGTGAAGCAGTCCACACCGGTATATTAAGATCCATTGCCAAATTTCTTAATTCCTCATAGATAAGTTTTAATTCATGACGCAGCGAATCGTAGCTTCGCGTTGATCGCATGATGTCTGCATAATCAATTATGATAACAGACGGCTTAAAACCTTTTAAAGCTAGTTTTTCTACGTGGTTTCTTATCGTTACAACAGAACATGACCCAGTTGGATACTCTTTTATGATCAGTCTTCCGAGATCCATCTCTTCATATCTAGACAGAACTTCTTTCTTTTGATCTTGAACTTCATTTGAGTTAATGTCACATAGATTTGAATCGTATCGCAGGCCAACCGCATGCTCAGTCAATTCAAAAGTGTAATGCAAAACATTTTTACCGTGCCGCATCGCATTGGCACCCATTGCGACTAACCAATGTGATTTACCAACACCTGTGTTTGCAGTTACAACGCCTATTTCGCCACGGCCTAAACCGCCCTGAAATATTGTTGGCGCATCAAGTTGTGGAATTCCAGTAGGGCAAACACACCGATTGAGTTTAACAAACCGTGCTTCAACGTCTTCAAAAAAGTCATGACCAACGCTGCTTTGCATTCCAACAGACACTGCTTCTTTCATGATTGTAAGCACACTCTCAAACTTCTCAGTTTGTATTAACTCAACAGATTGTTCGAGTGCATCCTTAAATGCTTGCTTTTTGCAAAAATCGAGTGACTTATCTTTAACATATGCTAAATCAGACAAGCTAGCACCTGATTTTATTCTAAAAATAAAGTCGATTATTTGATCGCGCAATATCTCGTCGTTAGTTTCTGATAAGTCATCTTTAATGATTGTAACAAGCAATTGAAGCGAAGGAAAGCAGCGATATTTTTTGTGGTACGAAAATAGTTTTTCACACAAATATTCAAGGTAACTGACATCAAAATACGATGGAGTCATGACTTCAATCATTTGACCTGCCCATTCTTTGTCAGACATCAGACAGTGAAATATTTTTTCTTGAAATGATTTGCCATACTGACCAAAATATGGTGTATCGTTAGATGGCATCAATAGTTTCTCAGTCATGCTAGATCTCGCTTTTTTCTCTTACTGCTTTTAGTGTTGTAAAGAAGGAATCAACATTGAAATTTTTAATGCTCTCCCTTCGAAAAATTTTTAGCAATTTGATCTTATTAGCCGGTTGCGAATTTTTCTGAAATAATTCACTTATTCTTTTTATGTGCTCAGCTGATAAATTCATTGTATCTAGATACATTAGTTTCCAATTACGTCTAACGAGCACTTTTGATGATATTATGTTTTGGTATAGTTTCAGCTGTTTCGTCTCAATCCGTTGCTCTGCTAAACTAAATATATCTTCGATGCTTACGTGATTTTGATTTCTTAACTCCGGAAACCTTTTTGCCATAGAAGTGAACCCAGCGCTTCTCACGCCGTCTATTTTATCACTTGAGTCTCCGATAAAAGCACGTGCGGTACAAAAGTTTGTTGCGCTTATTCCAAATTTTTCAACAACAGTCAAAGGTGTAACAAAAGCCTTTTGGCCTGGTGACCATTGAATTACTTTCTTGTTCAGTAGTTGATACAAGTCTCTATCAGAAGAAACTATCACTTTTCTTTTTTCCGCATGTTCATACTTCGTGATCCATGCGATTATATCATCCGCTTCACAGTCTGAAACATAGATCTGCTTGCAAGGCGTACACTCTAATGCCTCAATACAAAGTGATATTTGCTTATTTCTGTTTTCTAATGTATCAGGAATTTCTTCGCCATAGTAGCGATTCATTTTTACTGGGCGTCTTCTGTCTTTGTAAGTAGAAAGGACTGATCGCCTCCTGTGCGAACCGCCGCCTTCCCATACTATTATTACCTCAAATGGATTAGTTCTTTCACATAACAAAGAAATGTTTTTTATGAAGCCAAGAAAACCGCCAACATGCTCTCCAGATTCATTCATTGATGGATTTGCTGCATAATGTCTTACGAAAACATTTAGCGCATCTACTATTAGCACCGGCCTTTCATACACTGCTTTAATTTCCTGCCAGCATTTCTTCTTCCATGTCTAATGCAACCGAACGCACTTCTTCATAAGACTCTACATCAACATCTGGTGGTTCTATCGCTAAATTGTGTGTCATTGCCTGCTCAATCATGTTTTCAAGGTATGGCGCGTATTCAGGGTCTCTTAACAAGTTGTCAAAATCTGCTTTATAAAATTTCTTTTCAATCTTAACTTCACCAGTTTTTGCATCGACGACTGTAAAGGATTTCCAGCTTGAAGTACCGGCTATCTTTGCAGTAACTCCATCGAAATTACATTCACCATGTTTGCGTAGTACGTCGAACACTTGCTCGTGTTCTTTAATTCCAATACCAAAATGTATTTCGAAGTTACAAGTTCTAAAAGGAGGTGAAACCTTGTTTTTTATCGTCTTTGCGGAAACGTTGATTCCTATCACATCCTTATCTTTGTTCTGTATAGGTTGGCCTGCACCGAGCTTGATTCTAACAGATGAATGGAACGGTATAGCTTTCCCGCCAGGCGTCGTAGTTGGATCACCAAACATGACACCGATTTTCGTTCTGATTTGATTGAGACATATCATCAAAACATTTTGATTGCCGATGACCCCTGTAATTTTCCGCATGCCTTTTGAAATAGCTCTTGCCTGTAATCCAATGGATTCTTTATCATAATCACCAAGAAGTTCTGCTTTTGGCGACGTTGCTGCGACACTGTCCCAGATAATTGTAATCGGTACATCTTTGTCCATAGCTTTCGCTTTTAATATCGTGGCTTCAGCAATTGACAACACTTCTTCTGTACAGTGTGTATCAACATAAACAAATCTTTGGCTAATATCGACACCGAGCAGCTCAAGATTTTCAACAGACGTTGCATTTTCGGTATCGATATAGACAACAATACCTCCTAAATCCTGGGTAGATTTTGCAATCTGTATAGCGATATGAGACTTTCCAATTGAGGGCGGACCGAATATTTCGACTATTCTGCCTTCTGGTAACCCACCTTCTCTTCTGTTAGATACAATATAATCCAACAGCCTAGAGCCTGTACTAATCCAACGCTTAACGTGAGTTGGTGAAGTGTCGTGGGCGAGATTATAAGCTACTCGCGAACCTGCTTCTTTATTGAGTGATTTGATAAGATCCTGCGTAAAATCTTCGGTTTTGTTTTTTGCCATATGCTAATACTCCTTGAGGTAATTTTAGAAAATAATGCTAGCATGTTCATGAACAAGTGAAAAAAAAAGGGAAAGGCTTGCGCCTTTCCCTTAAGTTTTAAAAACTGCTTACAGAGTTTCTAGATCAGCAAAGGCCTCATCGAGTGATCGATATTTTGCCGCACTACCAGAATCAGTAGCCTGCTGTGTTGTTGTTTGGGTATTAGAACCACCACGCGAGGTGTAACTACTTGTAGTCTCTTCCTCAGACGAGTCACCATTGAGCCAATCGTTAACTATTTTTTCAAGTTCGTCATAACTCTTGAGCGTAAACATGTCCTCGAGATCTGGGATGGCGTTGAGCCATTCCTTTGCGGTTCCTGTATTTTCGCATAGTTGCGTTTGCTTTCCTCGTGGTCGAACCTCTGTGGTTGCCCACATGCGACCTGGTGGCTTTGTGCACACAACCTTCACATCCCTTCCAGTTTTTGGATCGGTAATGTCTCCATAATCTTCATCTAACATGATGTTCAAAAGAGTTTGATATACCGTCTTACCGAAAGCCCAGATTCTAACACCTCTATCCTCTTCGCCGCGGACGACCACCGGCGCATATACTCTCATCTTTGGATACAGCTTTTTTGCAAGCTCGTACGATTCTTTTGATCCGTCATCACGCAGTTTTGTGATGAGTTCCTGAATAGGATCTGGCTTTCCAAATTGGTATGGAGCAAGGAGACCTGGATTGTTGCCAATGTTATAATAGAACCAACGCTCTTTAAATGGTTGTCCATCATTATCAGGGAATGAAAGCACTCTGACATTATGCTCCTCACCTTCTTGAGGCCGCCAGTTTGTGTTTCTCTTTGTGTTTTGACCAGAAAGCTGGTTTAGTTTATTTCGAATAGCATCTAAATCAATTGCCATTTTTTCCTCCAAATGTGTAAATTGCAATATGCAATGGCTTAAGTGATAAATTAAAACTCTAATGAGTCAAATGTTCAAATGTAATATGGTGTGCGCTTCTAAGTTGAAAGAATTATTTGTTATTTTTTTTACGTCGCTTCTTTTTTGGCC